CAACCGTCTTCAACCGGAAGCAGGCGGTTGGGCGGGCTTCGGTCGATTCGGGGAAGAGGGAGGGAACGGCCTACTTCGAATGGGCCGCTGATCCCAAAGCCGATCCCGAGAACCCGGAGACCTGGCGATCCTGCATGCCGGCGCTCGGGTTCACTATCACCGAGCGCACCGTCCGGTCGGCGCTCGAGGAGATGCGGAAGGAGAACGGCGACTTGGCCGAGTTCTCCCGAGCCTGGCTCAACATCCCCACCAACTCGGCGGGGTTACGAGTGATTCCCTTCGATGTCTGGGAGCGGATACATCGCTACGCCGAGCAACCGGCGCCGAAGGTGTTCGCGGTCGACATCAACCCCGAACGGTCGTGGGGATCTATCGCCATGGCCGACGACTCTTCGTCCGAGCTGGTGGATCACAAGCCCGGCGTCGGGTGGCTCCACGACCGACTGTTGGAACTGTGGGACCGTTACCACGCTCCCATCGCGGTCGATGCCACCGGTCCGGCGGGGACGCTGATCGAGGGCTTGCAGACGGCCAAGGTTCAGCTCATCAAGTACGAAGCGCGGCAGTACGTCTACGCCTGCCAAGCCTTCTATGACCGATGCATGGCCGAGACGATCCGATTATGGGATGGCTCGGGGACCAGGGGATTAGAGCAAGCGGCGGCGGGCGCCACCCAGCGGACGGTCGGAGACGGCTGGGCGTGGGCGCGCCGCAATGAGTCCTCAGTGATCTCTCCCCTGGTGGCCTTGACATTGGCAGTGGACGCCGCAACGAAGCCGACGGCGCGGCCCTGGGTCATGTGAGGAGTGGAATGTTCGAACGCTTCGCTGCTCGCGCCGCCCAGATCAAACCCCTCCGGGTTCTGGCGACGGTGCTGGTTTATCCGTTCTACCTGATCGGCTTTGTGGGTGGATTGGTCGTCTGGTTGGTGTTGATGGCGTGGGCCGCGGGTGTCGAGGGATTCAAGGACGGTAAGAAGTGAAACTCCTCGACCGCATCTCCAAGAAAGCACCCGAGCGAAGATTCTCGCTCTCGGATTGGGTCGAGCTCTTCACCTTCAACGGCCAGCAATACTCCGTTCCGCAGAGTTTCCATTCCTGGCGGAAGGGTGAAGAGGGGCCGGGCTTCGGTTTTCCCGGACTCGCCTCCTCCGCGCTGGGGGCCTCGGGCGTGGTATTCGCTTGCTTCGCCGCCCGGATGCATGTCTTCTCCCAGATCCGCTACCAGTTCCAGCAACTCCGCGGCGGACGGCCGGGGGACTTCTTCGGGACCACCGCCCTCGCCCCCCTGGAACGACCGTGGGTCGGAGGGACAACGGGGAACCTCAACTCCCGGATGCTGGTCTTTGCCGACTTGGCGGGGAACGCCTACATCACCCCAAACTCTCGAGGAGAACTAAGACTCCTCCGTCCGGATTGGGTGACCATCCTCGCCGCCGGGGAAGATCCCGACGACATCGACGGGGTTGACGCCCAGATCGCGGCCTACATCTACAAGCCAGGCGGGCCCGCCGCCCAGACCGACCCTGTCTTTCTCCGTCCCGAGAAGGTCGCCCACTTCGCCCCCTACCCCGATCCGCAAGCCAACTGGCGGGGGATGTCCTGGCTGACTCCGGTGATTCGAAATATCGCCGCTCACAAATCAGCCACGACCTACAAGGAGCAGTTCTTCGTCAACGGGGCGACGCCGAATGCCATCGTCAAGGTCGACCCCAACTCCTCCTATGAGTATTTCAAGGCCTTCCGCGAAGACTTCCGCCAGGAGTACGAAGGGGTCCACAACGCCCACAAGACCTGGTTTCTTGGCGGAGGTTCAGACGCCACCGTGGTCGGGTCGTCCTTCGACGAGATGAACTTCGACAAACTGCAATCCGCCGACGAGGTTCAGATCTGTGCCGCCGCCGGGGTACCACTCTCGCTGGTGGGTCTGGGTGGAACCGCCACCGCCGGCTCGACCCTGAACTCGGGGAACTACGAGTCGGCCAAACGCCAGTTCGCCGACACCACGATTCAGCATCTCGGCCAGGAAGCCGCCGCCTCACTGGAGAACTTGATCGGCGCCCCTACCGCCTCTCGCTTGTGGTTCGACACCCGCGATATCTCCTTCTTCCGTCAGGACGAGCAAGCCGAAGCTGAGGTCCGATCAAAGGACGCCATCACCATCCGCCAACTGATCGACGCCGGATACACCGCCGAATCGATCGTGGCTGCGTTGGCCGGCGCCGACTGGTCGCTTCTCGAGCATTCCGGACTCTTCTCGGTCCAACTGCAACCACCGGGCCAGTCCCAGCCCGTTCAACCCGTCGCCTAATTGAGGGAAATCATGTCCGAAATCGTTTCGCGCTCGTTCGACTTCACTGTCGACCGCTCGGAAGAGCGGGACGACGGCCTCTCGCTCGAGGGGTACGCCGCTGTCTTCAACTCGCCCGCCCAGATCAACGGCGAACGGCAAGGTCCGTTCACCGAGGTCATCGCCCCCGGCGCCTTTGCGAAGACCATCGCCGAGCGCTCTCCGGTGATGCAGTTCGATCACGGTTCACACCCCCTCATCGGGTCGATGCCGCTCGGTGTGGTGCAGCACATCCGGGAGGACGAACACGGTTTGTTCGTCCGCGCCCGCCTTTCGAATAACTGGTTGATTCAGCCGGTGCGAGATGCGATCAAGGACGGAGCGATCAAGGGAATGTCTTTCCGCTTCTCCGTTCCCGAGGGCAAGGACTCATGGGATCGGAAGACCAACACCCGGACGATCCACGAAGCCAAGCTCTATGAGCTCGGCCCGGTTGTCTTCCCCGCCTATCAGGCGACTTCGGTCGGAGTTCGCTCCGCCCAACTTCTAAACCTTTTGTCCGACGAGACGGTTCGCCAGGAATTGGCGACGGTCCTCACCTTCGGACACACGATCTCCCCACAGGAAGCCGCGCCCAGCACTTCCGACGGGAACCCCGATGAGCCGCCTCCGGCACTCGACGGGACGACCAGAAACCAACGGCTCGCCGCCTATCGGAAGCGAGTCCTGATTTGGGAAGGTATCAAATGATTAAGAAACTACGGGCGCGGCTCGCCGAGATTCTCGGTGAAGAGAGCGCCCTTCGCGACGAGGCCAAGCTTCTTGCCGAAGCCGAAGCTCTCGACGAAGCACAAGAGGCGCGGTTCGCCGTGCTGACTGGCGACGAGTCACCGATCGACGCTCTGGTTAAGGAGCGCGCCACGGTCGAAGGTCAGATCGCTTCTTACGAGCGCCTGGCGAAGTTGGCCGAGAAGCCCGAGAATCGGATCGAAGGTTCGCAGCCCGACGCCCCTCAGTACATGAAGCGGGTCGAGACGGACGTCGATGTTCGCACCGCAGGGCGTACCGAGGTTCGGGACGCTGCCCTCAAGGTTCTCGAAAACGAGCACCGCAATGGACAGATCCCGCTGTCGGACGCTTCGGCCGAGCACATCGAGAAGATGTTCACCCGCCGGTCGATCGTTGACGGCGAAGTGATTTTCGACGGCGACGCCATCGCGCGTCGGATGCTCATCACCGAGACTCCGGCTTATCGGTCCGCCTTCCAGAAGGCCATGAAGGGATCGTTCCCAGCATGGACCCCGGAAGAGTCTCAGGCCATGCAGCGTGCCGCCGAGCAGTCGCTCACCAGCGCCTCCGGTGGTTACGCCGTTCCGGTGATAATCGATCCCACGATCATCCTCACCTCGGGTGGCAACGCCGCCCCGGTGGTGCAGATCGCCCGGGTGGAGAACATCACCAACAACGCCTGGAAGGGAATCTCAACGGCTGGTGTGGCGTGGCAGAACCTCGCTGAGAACACCGCCGCCACCGCGGTTCAGGCGACGCTTGCTCAGCCGAGCATCACGGCGCACAAGATCGCCGCGTTCGTTCCGTTCTCCCTGGAGATCGAGGGCGACTGGCCGAACTTTGCTTCGGACATGGCGAACCTGATCGCGACCGGATACAACGACTATCTGGCCGAGAAGACCATCACCGGAACCGGCACGATCGAGATGTGGGGAATCTTCACCGCAATCGACCAAACCGCCGGCTCGGAAGTCACCCCAACCACCGACGGCGCCCTCGGGCCCGAAGATGTGTTGAAGGTGTGGAACGGACTCGGCGATCGTTACCGGGACAACGCCTCATGGCTGTCCTCGGTCTCGGTCATGTCGAGATTCCGCAACGCCGGAACGAACAACTCGTTCTTCACTGTCGACCTCACCGCCGGTGGGATCGTGCAGCTGAACGGGCGCCCCTATTACACGTCGGCGTACGCAGCTGCGTTCTCCGGCACCACGGGGCCATCGAACCTGGCGATTGTCGGAGACTTCCGCAACTACGTCATCGCCCAGCGGGTCGGTATGCAGCTTGAGGTAATCCCTCACGTTGTCGACTCCAACGGCGTTCCGAAGGGCCAGCGTGGCTACTTCGCATGGGCTCGTGTTGGCGCTGACAGCGTGAACGACGATGCCTTCCGATTGCTACAGAACCAGTGAGCTAGCGATTCGCTAGACGAAACCGAGTTTGGAGTGAGGGCCGCTGGGGACGGTCGGCCCTCCTCCAAAACAACCGTCCCAACCGTCCACTTAGGAGACATGTAATGAGACTCGTATACGCGAACTGCGAAACGAACGTCGCCGCACCGAACGGCTCGGTCCACTACTTACGGCCGGGCGATGTGTGGGACGCCGACGACGAATTGGTGAAAGCTCGACCACAGTTCTTTTCCGATTCGCCGATCAGGGTGAACACGTCGCGGGGATTCGCTGTAGTGGAGCAGGCCACCGCTGCTCCGGGTGAGAAGCGCCGCACTAGGTGAAGGTCTTCCTCGGGTACCTTCACCCGAACAACCTCTCGGCTTCCTTCCACAAGTCCTTGATGGACTTGGTTAGGTACGACGCCGATCGCAACGGATTCCT